GAATAAACGCATTGTCCGATTTCCGAATCACGCCACCATATTTTGTTTTTTGATATTCCATTACACAAACCTCGCATTTAGTTTCACAATTCCGGTTCCTTGGCTAAAGTTATACGCCCACGCACCGATTGTTGCGCTTGTGTATGTCGCCACCACAAGCAAAGTATTTGCTGACGCAGCAAGCGCAACTGTGCAACTTGCTGTTTGTGCAGTCGGAGCAACAACAGTTGGAGCTGCTCTCATAGGGGCAATAAATAATGTTTGCGGGAACCCTTGGCCGTTTGAATTACCCATGCCTCCGCCTTGCAAGTCTGAACCTGCTAGTTGAAAAAAGTATCGACGGCATAGAGCAAGTTCCACGGCTTGCGGAAGATGCTCAAATGGGGTTGCCACCGTTCCGGTTTCAATTTGGAATCCGGTAACGCCAAATGTTCTTCCGGTCGCGCCCGCCCAATTAACCTGATTTGACGTGGCAATTTTATTTCCCGTAATCCATGTGTTCGCAGTCGCGCCTCCAAGCGTCGAGCCGGATTGCAAGCAAACGGTAAAATTTATTCCCATTCCGTTTGTGTAATTCCACGTTCCAGCGGTAATTAGCCCGCCAGGGATTGTGATGGTGATTTTTTGCCAAGCGCCTGCCGTGTTAAGGTTAAATTCTGCGACATAGGAACGGTCAGTGGCTGAGTTCCTGAGAGCAATGCAATATACGCCGGTCAGCGATGAGTAGGCCCAAAAGGATATTGTGAGGTCTTTACCTATAAACCTGCGAGCGTCATACCCCTCGACGTATCCGTTGACAACGATAAATTCATTTGCGGCCACCGAGGTGTCTGCGGTCGTCACCGAAAGATTAAGGCTGTGATTAAAGTCGAAAGTAGGCGTGTTATTTGTTCTTGAAACATCCAGCACAGCACTTGAGTCTGCCCCCAATCCTACTTTCCATTGGTCAGCAACATATCCGTTAGTTGATGCGTTTGCGGTAAACGACTCTTGTTCCTGAGAAACGGTCATTTTTCCATTTACAAATGCATTCCTAAAACCCGCTAACTGCCCTTGATTCATGCCGGAAAACTGCGCGAATCCGTCATCATTGAGAGTCGCAGTTGAGTTCTGAATGATTTTGCCGCTGGCCCCATCGAATCGCGCAATCGCGTTATCAGTCGATGAGCTTGGCCCCGTGACGTCACCCGAGCCAGCGCCGCCTAATGGGACGATGGATTCGGTGCCGCTTACATTCTTCTTTATGTAGGCTTTGCCGTCATAGGTATTGATACCGATTTCGCCAAGCGCGAGATCGGTGGTCGCGGGGATTTTCCCCGGAACCGCCGACCTTTTAAGTTGCACTTTATTTGCCATTTGGCTTCCCCTTTCGCGTATCTACGCGGGATTAAGTTAGAACGTGCCGCCGTCGATAGTAATTCCGTCAAAGGTTGACAGGTTTGTAATCGAGCCGCCGGTAATTGCAACGCTATTTGCGTTTTGCGTTGACATCGTTCCAAGACCGGACACCTGAGTATTGGCAATCGCAATCGCGGTTTCAGCAAGCGCGGTCAGTTGACCTTGAGCATTAACCGTTGCGGTCAAAGTCTTCGACGCGCCGCCGTAGCTTCCAGCAGTCACCGTTGTGTTGGTGATCGAGAATTGCGTACCGGAGAGAGTCAGACCAGTTCCAGCCGTGTAAGTGCCGGAGCCGGAGAATTGCGAGAATGTCACGGCAGTAGAGCCGAGCGTTCCGCCAGCATCAACCGTACATACCCAACCGGTATCGGCGTTGATCGTGCCTTTCTCAACAAACACGAATGCGCTTACCAGTTCCGCCCATGCGTTAGCGTCTTCGGTTCGCGTCCATGCGCCAGCAGATACAGCATAGATGCCGTTTGCAGATGCAGCAGATTGGTTCTTGACCAGTACGCGGTCGCCAGCAACCAGAGCGATTCCGTCAACAGTTTGTGTGCCAGACAGCGTGATGTTTGCAGTTGTAGCGACAACCACAGACGCTTTTACGTCAAGACCTTGCGCAACACTGTCGACGTAGTTTTTCGTTGCTGCGTCGGTAGAGAGCGTAGGCTCTGCTACGTTGGTGATCTTGAAACCGCCGTTGCTGATGTCTGCAGTTGGAGCGGACAAGTCAGAGCGAGACGCTTGCGAAGCAGCGGTGATCAAGCCCTTGGCATTCACGGTGAATTTCGTGAAGGTGCCGACGTTGCTGTTCACCGTGGCCAGCGTGAAAGCTGCACTCACAGCTGCAGAGCCGTCAACAGAAGACAAAGTTGCCGTGCCGTCGCCTGTCAGAGACAAGTTGCGTGCCGTAGCCCACTTGGTTGCCGTGCCGGCATTGCCGTCGATCGAACCGCTGATCGTGCTAGAGAAAGTCTTGACGCCAGCAATGGTCTGGTTGGTCGTGAGATCCATGAACGCACCACTGCCGGCAATTGCCAGAATAGTTGTCGCAGATCCACCGGCACCACCAGTGCCAACGCCGTAGTAAAGTACGTTCGTTTGTTCGTTGAATGCCAACTCTGCGTTCTGCAGAGAGCTCGGTGCTCCTGCGCCACCACCACTGGCTCGGCGCTTAATGCGGATTGTATTGCTCATATTTCATTCTCCTTTAGAAGTTTCCGCCGTCAGTCAGCGCCTCTTGCGGTGTGTTTTTCCATTCCCACGACTTCAAAAGAAGCGTGTCATTTTCCTGCGCCCCCGATACTGCGACCGGAAAGCCCCCGATTTCATTTGGTCCGGGGATGCCTTGAGGGCCTTGAATGCCTTGCGGCCCTCTAAGTCCGATAGTTGTCAGTCCAAACTCTACCGTAGGTTGGTTTGGAGGTGTCACCTCCACCTTGGTGAGTTGGCTTTCGGTGATGATTACTTGGTCGGTCATTGCGTGATGTCCTCCACTACCGGGATTTGGAAGGTCTGAGTCGAGCGAACGACGCCCTCCGAATCCGAGAATTGAATGTCGCACGACAGAATATCGACAGGCCAATCCATCGGGTTGGCAGCGGCCAACACAAACACGCCCGGATTGGTTCCTTGGTCAGCCTTAGTGACGGCCAGTTCTTCCACCAGCGCCCCGGATGAGTCGCGCACCTGAGAGCGAATCGTAAAGTTCGTGACGTCATACGCCACGCCGTTCTGCTTGTAGGTGCAGTCCAGCGTGAAAGTGTCGCCCCGTTTAATCGGGGAAATCATCGGAGTGATGGTTTCGCACGTCATTTTTGCCCCTCCACTTTTCCGCACCAACTACACGCCTCATGTTTACCAATGCTTAACCATGCCCGTTCTGCTATGCACCAATGTTTCCACATAAGTGTCACCTAAAGGCTTTCCCGAGCTGCCGCCCGTTTTTTTAGCACGTCTTCCGGGATGTCTTTTCCAGTCTCGATGCTTCTCACCACATACCAATCAGTTTGAGCAAGGTATTGCCTTGCGTCATATTCATTTTGAATTTTCTGTTGTTCCGGGGTCAGCGGCGCTGCGTCATACAGGCGCGGAAAACCTTTGTTGTCGGCGCGTATGTCTTTGCCGTTTGCTTTCCCCACCAAAAGCTCTTGATGATACTCAGGCGTTATTTCTACCGCATCTTGCGGAATGTTTTTGCAAACATCGGGAGCGTAGAAAGCGTTTGTTGAATTTGAATAAAACATCATGCCCTCCTTAATATCCGATAGCGAACAGGTTAATTCTCATTGTCGGAGTCGGGTCTGGAACACCAAGCACCCTTTTTGATACTCCAAACCATTGAGCAACCGAGCATGACACCGTGTGAATATACTCAGCACTATCGTCTGCTCCGTTTGCGCTTGCCGCCATCCACAACAGCGCGGCATTTGGAAACGCCGTTGGTAATGGCGCGTCCCAAAAAACGACGGACGATGAAGTGCTTACATTGCGAAAATTCCATTGCAGCAAAAGCGACCCCGGAAGACGTTGATATCCGCTTTGCGTCAGTTGTTGATTTGTTCCTTTTAACGACTGTTCAAGTGATGCGGGCGTAATTGCTTTGAGTGCATTTATTAGGGCCTGCGCTTCCGCCGCATTTGCCAGTTGTATTTTCCCTTTTGTTGATACCGATGCGTCAGGCACTACTGGGATATTCGCAGTAATCGCAGCCAGCAAATAGTCCGCGATCTGTTGCGGGGTTAGCGAGTCTGTGACGTTGTTGGCTTGGTAGTCGGCGATGAACTCGGCCAGACCTGCAGCGAGCAACGACGCTTGACGCAAAGACTTGTTGACCAGTTTGCTGCGCGCAATTCCAGGCTGATTGCCGGTCGTGCGTTGAGCGTCTGCTGCGTATTCTGCTTGGGTAAGCAGGTTGGTGCCGGTGTTGGTCGACGCAAACTGCAGGATTTCATTAGTTGCCATTCATTTCTCCTTTTACACAGTCACATAACTGGCTTGCACGCCAGCCGGTTTGATCGGCAAATAGCCAGCCATGACGATTGCTTGCTCGATCGATGGCAGTGCGCCAGCTGTAACTTGCACGGTCATTGTCATGTTGTGGTTGTCTACGATTTTGACGACGTTGTCTACCGACAATGCAGCATTGATGATGTCGTATGCACCAACAATGTCGCCGCGCCAGTGGTTGGCTTGAATTTTTGCCTTGATCAAAGAACGGTACAAGTCGTCCGGAAGACTCGTGAAGCCGGCATCTGGATCGCCAATGCCTTTCCAGATGCCGTTGTCCCAGCCGTCTGCAGCTGTGTCGTCCCAAGTGAAATAGTATCCGGCAATTGGAACGCCAATGGTGCGAGTGACGCCAACCCACAGACCGACCTGATCAAGCTGCACCCCGACTGCTGTGTCGACGTCGAAGTCTGAAACGAATTTGCGCATCACTTCTTGCAGTTTCGAGAATGGCGCGACCGAAGCCGAGACCGTAGCCACGAACTTCGGTTTGGTTGTGTGCTCTTGCGTAATGAGCGCTAGGTATTCGTCAGTCGTCATACGGCAATCACCGTTACGTTGGCCAGATCAGTCTGCGCTATTTCATTGAACGCGAGTGTCAAGTTGGTCGTAACCCAAGAGCCAGCATTTTTCTTGATGCGGATCTGCGTCACGTCGAATGTGTCCGCTGCGACAGTGTTTGACAGATTGGCTGGGACGTACAACTTACTGATGTAAATGTCGTCGCCGATCAAAAGGTTGTCGATGTAATCAACAACAGCCGCTTTGATTGCGGCTGCAGTCGTAGAAAGGTAGCCGGTTCGAGCGGTAAGAGAAACCTCAACGCTGATCGTCGCGGCTGTCGGACGGAAGAAATTGATGATGTTCGGCACGCCGTATTGGTCGTAAGTCGTGTACGAAGTCGTTCCGTAGGTTGCAGTTCCAGGAGTTTTCTTGGCTGCAATCGCTTCGGCAATCGCTTGAGTCGTGCCGCCTTCTACAACGAGCGAGATTGCATGCGCTGGGACGCCGTCCGCATTGGCCGTGCCTGTGTCGTTTTCATAACCACGGTAGCGGTTCACACCGGCCAACGATGCAACTGCACCAACGATGCCTTCCATAACAGAAAGCGAAGGGATCATCGTAGATTGTGCTTGGCGACGACGAAGTTCTGCGTCCGTCTCGACCGGATCGCCGATCGTTGCAGCAGCCACGTTGTTGACAGTTTGCCAACCAAGGGTAGGCGTTGCGATCTTGTTGATTGTTCCGGCTGCAGCCGACACGGCACCAATCTGCTCTGCGGTTGCAGTAACAACGATGGAGCCGCCAACAGGAATGGTTACGGAGGCTGGAAGGTTCCACTTCTGATCCAGCGTGTCTTTTGCTTGGCCATTGACGATGGTCGTTCCAGGCTGGCCAACAATCGTCAGGTCTGCCGTAGAATAACTCGCCACGAGGCGTGCAATGCCGTTGATTTTTACGTTGCGGGACAGCGCATCTTTCTGAGCCGTCAGCGGCGAGAACGAGTTGTAGACCGCCGCAGCGACCTGCATCGAGTCGAACATCGCCAATGCAAGGATCGCCACCCACTGGCCGTCTTGCGAGTCTGCCTCAAGGTACGTGTCTGCACCGTAAATGGTTCTGTATTCGCCTTGCAAATACGTCAACACAGTCGGGTAGTCTGGATAGTGAAGTCCGGACTGGTCGACGAAAATGAGATCGGATATTGCCATCAGATGACTCCTTGCAATTGCGTCGAGCCAAACGCTGTGTTGATGACGACAGAAATTGAAGCCTTGCGATTGTCCGGATCGATCACGAGATCGAACGACTCGATGCTTGTAACATTCTGCGTTCCTAGGATTCTCTCGCGAATGGCTGGCCCAATCGTCGCCTTTTTGTTTGTCCCGAGAGCTGCTTGCTGATACGGCGTGCCTTCGGTCGTGTCGATGAACCACTCACCAACCCACAGACGAAGGCGAGTCCAGACAGCTTGAGCAACTGCCTCTGGATTATCGCGGTAGAAATCGGCTTGTTGATTGCCGAAGTTCATGTCGCCGTTGGTGTCTAATTTGCGGTATCTCATGACTCGAAATTATGCCTTGTTTCACACATTATGGAAAGTGAAATTAATTTGTTGGGCCACCAGTCGTCCCTCCTTGCGGATCGGAGTGCTTGTGGGTTCCGAATGTTATACCGTCGATGCTCATGCCGCCTGTCTGTGTCACTTGACCAGTCATGTTCGTCGAACCATTGATGTTAAGGTTGGCGGCTGCAATATTCACGGTTGGTGCATTAATATCGATCGAGGTTGCACCAAGCAGTTTGATTTTGCCTCCAGGAGCGATCTCAACATAAGTAGTTCCGGCTTCGTCGCGCAACTGAACATTAGACGAGCTAACATTGCTTAGCTTCTTTGGCTGGCTCGTTGGAGCCAACACTGCGAATCCATCCGACAAGTCGTGCATTCTGACCTCTGCCTGCACGCCAACGCCGCCAGACTGCCACCAAGTGTCGATGCAACGGCTAGCGAACACAACCAACACCTCGTCGCCAGCTGCGATCGGGAATGTTAGAGCGAATCCACCTGCTCGCGGCCAAACGATCGGCACATCAACGAGCAGAGGAAGATTAACAGACTGCGAGGATCCGTCAGGAGCCGAGATATTTCCTTGGACTGAAGGTTGTACTGACACGGTCTGCTTCGACAGGTCTACGGCTGTTACAACACTTGGAAGGGCTGTCCATATTTGAGATTGTGCGTTTTCCAGCGCCAAACGCAGGGATTCTTCTGGGTCGTCAAGTCGTTCTTCGCGTCTCATGCTTTTTTCACCTGTTTTCCTGGAGGAGCGGAAGCGTCTACGTCCAAGCAGACCAAGTCGCTGTACCAATCGTTGCCACGAGTGTCGCCAGAATGCTCGACGACCAACAGCCGGTAGATGCCGTCTTTGCTTATGTCGGCTGGCTTGTTGGCTGCATCGTTCTTGTCGCTGTCTGGAAGCTTTGCCTCGCTAACATCTTCTTCATTGATCTTGACACGAACACCGATTTTGAGCATCGGGTTCAAAAGACATTTCGCTTTGATGCCATCATTGGTCTGCTCTGGTGTTCCAACGAGACCGGTCTTGCTGGTAAGGAGCACGGCTTGATTCGGAAGGACAGAAGTCAGTGACACCAACTGCAACTTGCCGTCTTGAACAGACCAAGTCGTGCCAGAAGCCTCAGCCGATTGACGCAAGTAGTCGCGTGCGTTTCCGTACATAACCTTGCCACGAGGCAGAGTCGCAGCGCCGGTGTCAGCGATGAATCCTTTGTTCACACCTTTGCTTGCCATCGACCCAGCAGCCGCATTGATCTGGTCGGACTGCTTAGCGCCAGCTGCCAATGTCGTGTTGACAACGGCATAGTTGTAAGCGTCGTCGCCGTCTCCTGCAGCGATGTCGATGTACGTGTCCGTGCCATTCTCGCGTCCCATTCGAACCTGCTTGATATTGCCGTCGAAGATGACGCCGTAGTTGCTTTCGTAGCCAGCCTGCAGCACGACGCGCTTGAACTCTTTGCGGATCTGTTTTGCCGTGTCCGGTGCAAGGTTGTACACACGAATCTCGGCTGTGTTCGGAGTCTGTGCGTCGCTCTTCTTGATTTTGAATTGGATGCGAAGGTTTGACAGATCAAGACCGTCGCCAGACGCGCCCGACACGACAAGGTTGCAACGACGGATGTATTGCAGCTGCGTTGTCATTGTTCAACCAAATAGTAAAGGTTGCTCTCGGCACCCAGATTGAATTCGGTTGGTGTGGCGTGTTCGTCGCCGTCCGTGTACACGATCAGACTTCCTTGAATTCCAAGGTAAGCATACTGCGCCAGAAGATCGACACCAGTGACCAGCGGCATGGAATCGAAGATGTCTTCTTCTGTGTCGCCGTCTGCCATGCTGATGAGCCAGCTCTCCATCTCCGTGTTGTAACGGCTCAAGACGATGTAGGACTTGCCAGCCAAGTCGATTGCGAATCGCTGTGGGATATTTATCAGAGGGATTTTGAATGCATTCACAGCCATGGTTAGCCTCCTTTCCCAGCGAGTGCGGCGAGCGCACTACGCTTCTTTGGCGTTGGCTGAGCGGACTTCTGCCCAGCATTTTCGGTTGCGCCGGTCTTGCCTGCATTCTTCTGCTTGGGGCGTGCTGGAACCGAAACCACCTCAACAGCGGTGATGAAGATTTCTTGCAGCTGCAGCGAGATCGACAAAATGTTTTCCGTCTGCACATCGTTGGTCTGGCCAAGCGACTTGATCAGCATGTTGCGGTACGTACGCTTGCCAGTAATGACATCGAACGGCTCACGACTTGCCTGCAGATCCAACAGGTTCTGGTAGGTCTCGGCCAGCGGTGCATCATCGTCGTTCCATTGAACCTTGATGTTTACCGTTGATGGCTTGTTGTAGGCGTGGTCTGTGATTGATGCGCCTTGCTGAACTGGATGCTGCGTGATTTCCAATTCGTCGGAGGCAACTTCCTCCAGTGTGATGGTCGCAGAGAATGGACCAATCGCACGCTTCGGCAGGAAGCTGGCCGTGTCCGCGAAGTTCGTGTCGAATAAACTCATCGTGCTGCCCCTCGCATGTTTCGCGCCATGTCGGCATTGACGCGACCTTGTTCACCGGACACAGCACGAGCCGTTGCCGCTGGATCAGACGAGCCTTGCACGACGATCTGGGTTTGCTGATTTACGTTCTGACCATTGCCGCCGATCGCAGCTTGAGCTTGTGGACTCGGTGCAGAAGCCGGTGTGCCACCGCCGAAACCAAACATGCCAGCGACTTTTCCACCCCACTCAGCGATCTTGCTGAAGCCTGCAGACATCCAATCGAAGAACGAAGCGAACCACTCTTTGACCGTGTCCCAGTTTGCGATCAATAGCACGCCAGCTGCGATGAGCGCAGCAACAGCAGCCACAACCAGCATAATTGGATTGGCGTACAGAACCAAGTTGAAAAGAAGAACAGCAATCCTAGCAGCGGCTAAAACGCCGTTTGCGAATGCTGTTGCTGCGCTCCAAGCAGAGGTTGCGATCGTCATGGCGATGACCGCTGCTTTGCTCAGGGCGATGTACGCCAAGAAGCCGGTAAGCGCGGCTGTTACGCCTTGCATCACGATGCCGAAGCCACTGCCCCAGTCGATCAGCGAGTCGCCACCTTCTTTGAACGTGAGGAAGTCATCAATCAGAAGCGCAACTACAGCTGCCAAGGACAACAGCATGCCGAGTGGCGTCTTCAAGAACGCGAGATTGAGATATTTCCAAGCGGCTGCAGCGGCAAGGATGTAGCCAGCCCAACCGCCAGTGAATTCGTTTAGCTTTAGCAGCCAGCCAATGATCGTCATCGCACCAGACGCGATCCGTGCTGTGATCTTGATGAAGGCTTCTGCGATGCGCATAATGACGCTGATGATCGGCATGATGGCTTCGATCGCCTTGGGCAGATTGTCCATCACTTTGCGACGGAAGTTGATCATTGCATCGGTGATGGCTCGGATCTGGGCGCGGAACTTCGGCATCAACTTCACCGAAACAGATTCCATCGTGGTCTTGAACAGCAGCTTCCATTTCTGGATTTCCTGTTGCATCGCACGCCAGATTTCCATGAAGGCTTTCGACTCTGCCATCGCTTGACCGAAGTCAAGACCAGCAGCTTTGTCGATCGCTTCCATCTCGGCGCGTAGTGCGACCATGTCAGCATTGAACAGCTTCAGCAGCGAAGGATCAAGACCCAAACGCTCCATTACGCGGATCTGCTTGCCGCGCTCCATGCCTTTGAATTTCTCAGCCAGCTCAGCCATCACTTCAGTGGTTGGCTTCAGGTTTCCAGCGGCATCCTTGACTGTTATGCCTAGGTCTGCGAAAACAGCCTTGGCGCGACCCATGTCCATCGAAGTGTCAACGATGGCGCGGTCGAGATTCTTGAGACTCTCAACAGCAGTCTCTTCTTTGATTCCGAGAATGCCAGCTGCATCCGCGAACTCGTCAATGGCATCGGCAGTCGTGCGGAACTGCGTAGCCAACTTGTCCATCTGGTCAAAGTCTGCGGCAATCTTTTGCACGCCAGCGACGATGACGCCAGCAGCCGCCGTTGTAGCAGCTGCCAGCGCGGTTACTCGCAACGACGCAGAAGCAATGCCTGCAGAGAACTTCGCTAGACCGGCTTCGTCGACTTTGAAACCGAGACCAACGAGAAACTCCTTGATTGTTTCAGCACTCATTTGTTGGCCTCACGGTATCTCACTTCGTTCTCCTCTTGCACATCCAACGCATCATTAAGCAGCGCGATGTCTGCGAGGTCCAAAGTGGAGTCGATTAACGATTCATACTTACACAGTCCTCGCAGCACAGGTCGCAACAACCAGTCCTCCCCATCGGGCAAGCTGACCCAAGTTATTGGGCGCTTACTTTCTGGGCTGCTTCTTTCAAATCCGAGGGGAGAGCGGCGAAAAAACCTGACATGTTAAAGGACAGAGCCTCCCAAGCAAGTTTCAGCATGGTCGGCATCGTGATGTCTTCATACATGATCGCAGTTCCAGTCGCAACTGGTCCCCAACCCAATCCTTGATCCTGTTTACGCACCACAGCTTTCAGTAAACCGAACAGGACGTAGTCCGCATCGGCATCTGAAAGACCTGCAATCGCATCGGCCAAAGCTGGCAGGGCGTCCATGCCGCCTTTGCCGCCTTGAACCGCTGGCGCGACTTGCCCCAAAACAGGAGCCAGTCGGCGTACGATATGGAACTGAGACCGAGCGTCGATCTTGTTGACCTTGTATGTACGACCTTCTGTTTCGAATTCCATGGATTAGATCTCCGGAGTGCCCACGCCCAGAATCTGGGTGGTCTTGATTGCGTCAAAAGTCCATTCCATCATGCCGCCTTCTTTGGCGTACGTAACAGTTGGACGCTTCTTGAATGCCGCGCTCGTTAGAACGATGGCATCGCCTCGCACCACATCGCGTACCGTGATCACGTTCTTGCCGTGGGTCAGGCTGCTCAGGGTTTGCAGGTTGTACATCAGCTGCAGCTGTGCATTGACCGGCGAGGTCTTCAGCAAGCGAACAGTCACGGTGCTGGCTTCGTTAGAAACGAGGCTGTGCATGCCAGCGCCATCAGCGCCGATGGTCATGATGTTTTTGTCTTCAGCAGCTTCGATCGTGATGCCTTCTTCGGCAACAGCTGCACCGGAAGCCAAGTTGATCGAGCCGCCTACGCCGACGATTGCGGCGGCGACGTCTTGGAAAGAATATGTAGCCATGTTTGATTCTCCTTAATTAGCGGTTCACATCAACGATGCAGTCGATTTCGTGGATCGCACCGGCCAATTTCAGAGCGATCTGAATCGGAGGAGCGATGCGTTGTTCACGGATCGATTGATCTTGAGCGGCCATCGGCTGGGTGTAGATGTAGAAGCCTTCAGCAAGGTAGTCGCCGCGCGACAACTGACCGAAACCATCAGCATTCCACTGACCAGGAGCGATCAAGCCGTTGTTGATTGCCTCTGCGCAAACGCCGGAAGCCACGTTGACCAACTGGTTTTGGCCAGCGTCGGTCTGAGGGATCTTGGTCTTGCTTTGGTACAGCAAATTGTACTCGGCAGTTTGCAGAGCATCGCTGAACCAGTCCAGACCGTGGATCTCGTCGAAGTAGGCTTGGCCAGACATCACGCCGTACTGAATGATCGCAGTGTCATTCATGTATTGCACGAACACGTTGCAACGCTTGGCCTTGAGGGTCTGTGCTTGCGTTTCAGTCAGAAGCGCGGCAACAACTCCAGGCTCTTGTTTGTACATCAATGTAATCGTGCTGCGGTTGGCGCTGAAGTTCACAGAGAACGCGCGACCAATCAACGAGCAGATTGCGTAAGGGTTGGCAGAGAACTGCACGCATGTGCGCTTGTAGCTAAGAGCTTTCAACTGGCTTGCGAGGTCGCTGGTGTAGGTTGCGTCCAACACACGAGTGTCAGTTTCCGTAACACCAAAGATGCGGCTGATCGAAGCACCTTCAATGAAGGCAGCGACTTCAACAATTTGCTCTGCGGTTGGCATGGTCGATGCAGCGAACGACAGACCGTACCATTGACCAGATTGGTTGGCCATAGCGGCTGCGCACTCAACAGGAGTTTCAGCAGCGAAGCCAGCAACAGGAGCGAGAGCGGCTGCAGAAGTCAGCTTCAGCAAACCAGAGATGGTGGTGCCAGAAGAAGCAGCAGTTGCATAACCAACAGTCGAGGTCACACCAGTCGTGCTGGAAGTGATCGTGAAACGCGAGCCGTCCCAAGCAATCGTACCGCCAGTCAGAACAGCATTGATCGCAGAAGCGACACCGTTCAGATTGGTAACCGCGCTGAAGTTCAAACCAGTGACGGTCTTCTCAACACTGTCGATGCTAACTTTGAACGAGCCGTTCGTGATGGCGGTCCAGTTGGCCAGTGCTTGTTCAGCAGAGGTTAGGATGCCACCTTGCAGCAAGCCAGCAGTTGCGGTGCGGATCCAACGACCAATCATCAGCGTCTGAGGACGAGGAGACTGACCGAAGTACAGCTGGGCTGCAAGATATTCCGGCGCAGAGGTGCCGAAGTCGGTTGCTACCGATTCCAGATCCACATACGAGCGGATGCGCTCGCTGCCATTGATTACGTTGCTGTCACCAGCAACCAAAAGTGTGCCGAAACCGCGACGAGCAGCGGCCAGCGGCGCGAGATTGACGGAAACTCGTACGAGCCGTCCAACATTCAAACCTTGAGCCATTTTCATTTCTCCTTAAGTTAAACCGCCCAGTCACGGGACAATGTGGTTATATCCCGATTCGCATGAATCGCGCCATAGGCTGAGACGAAATTCAGGATCCGGTATTCTCGCCTTACTTCACGACGGATGGTCAGTGTGGTGTCCGCACGGTCGAAGTAGCGGTCATTCACCAATTCCGGTGCATGAATGATGTCGGACAAGTCAATGTACGCCATCCCAGCGAGAAGCAAACTTTCCGTATTTTGCGTCAGCTCGAAACCCTCGCGGACTTCTGCAGCTTTCTGCAAACAGTCTGGACCATAGAACGCCAACATGATGTCGAGTTCTTCGTGCCGCGACATGATCGTGCGTTGGCCGTCGTCCTTTTCTGATTGATACGGATCGTTGTCTGCACGGCGAGCGGTGATTCCGAACGCCATCCAATTCGTGTCGATGTTTGGAACTGGAGGAGGATTCTGTTGCCAAGCTGGGCGAACCAACTCAGGTGTCAAACCAGAAACACCAACCAACACAGTTCCAATGAACCGACGCAAGTCCAGCCCTTCAAGAGGACCAGCAACCTGCTGTAAATAACCGCCAGTGGCTGAAGTATTAGGCACTTACTTCCTCCATCGAGCAGATAGCGCGGGTAAACCCTGCGCCAAAATTCATAAATTCCTCATCCACTGTGCGGACTTGGTAGCGATGGCCTTGCCATACGATGATGTCGGCATAGCCACCTTTGCTTTCTGCCTGCAGATCGCCACGATAGTACACAGTGATCAAATCCTGCAGACGAGCACCCTCAGGCAACCGAACGAGGTCTGCCGTATTGATGCCTTGAACCGATGCGACAATATTGCACGGCGTCTCGGTCATGACGTGCTCGCCATGGGTATTGATCGTGGACGTGCGACGGATCAGCGTCACCACATTAGTGAAGTCTGGATCGCGAAGCAGATCGGACACGTCAATCAGAGCCATTACGCCTTCTCCCTAACAACATACGTGATGCTGTTCAGCAATTGGCCGGTGCGAATCAGAGGTTTTGTGCCCTTCGCTCCAGAGCGTTTGCGTGCTGCAATTGTACCTTCTTTCAAAGGTGCAAAACCCTCTCCCGACACAATTCTTTTCTTCACGCTTGCTTGGGCAATCAAGCCAGCAGCGTTCAGACCCTTGTCAATGTCGGAAGGGTTGTTGAATGCCGTCTTGGCGAACTTGCCAAGCACAGCGGCGCACTTGGGCGCGGCTTGCTCCACTCCTGGTTTCAGAAATGGGCGAGCAGGAATATTGCGCGCAGGAGAACCATTCTCATGGATGTACCCCAGCGACGCGTTTGTGATCGGGTCGCCCTTGCGAGCAGCCTTCTCAGCAGGAATGCCAATCAGCACGCGCTTCTTCGCCATCTCTTGGACGGTTCGCAGCACGGCGGCTGTGTTGTCTTTTATGACAGTCACATTCATAGCTGATAGCATCCTTGGCCAATCAGTCGTGCGAGACGGATATATTGGCGACCATAGGTCGTTTGATTCCAATGACCGGCATTGGTTTCCATTGCAGCGACGGTGTCATAAGCAACGCCAACTGAACCGACCTTTTTGTTTGCCACCACACCACCTGCCTGTCCTGGTAAAGCACCAGATGCTGTTGCTGACTTGTTGCCAGCGGCTAGTACGGCATTGTGGGCGGTGAACAACTCGACTGCTTGGGTGTACAGATCGCCGAAACGATCCGAGGAGATCAATTTCTCACCCATGCCAGACCAGAAGTTCAACATAGTGGGAGTGTAGCGAGATGCGTCCGCGAACTCGGGAAAGTCAGTGCGGAATTTCGCTACGTCCATTATGCGTCTCCAGTTTCCTTGGCGCCAGCCTTAGTTTTGCCCTTGGCTTTCGCTGCAGGCGCATCTTCGGTCTGTGCAGGTGCTTCTTCAGAGTGTTCGGTGGCTGCAGGCGCGTCGTTCGCGACCTCGTCCTGAGCTTCCCCTGACTCGTCACGCAGAACTATTGCAGAGCCTTCCTCGACGAGTGCGTCGAAGAACCAATTGTCTTTGGTGTCGGCTGCAGGAACTTCGTGTTGGCCTTTGCCATACGTGTGTGCGCCAATCGTTACGGGTTTGTTGAATTGTACTTGCATTGTCATCTCCTTTTGTCAAGAGGAGACCGACTGTTGAGCCGGTCTCCTTTGCGTCTTTAGATGCCGTCAGCGTAGCGAACGGTCTCAGGGTACACGAACTCGGTCTCGCCGAATGCCCAGATGTACGGAGCATTGAACTTGATGCCGAGGTAGTACGGAGTCTCGCGACGGATCGGAACCATCGGGAAGCGCACGCGGTTTTCGTCGTTGGTGTAGGTCACCATACGATCTGCGCCAGCAGCACCACGACCAGTCAGCCACTTGACGGGCTGGATGTCCAGCTTGCGACCGTTCACACGGAGGCTGATGCTGTTGTCTTCCAGGAAGGTCAGGATCGACACGTTACCAGCAGTGCTGATCTTCTGGCTGGCGATGTATGCGTACTGAACAGGAGGAAGCAACAGACGATCTGGGCACACAGAGTAGCCAGAAGCGAGCCATGCAGCTTCAATCAGGGTGTTGACGTCCTTCAGGATTTCGTCAGGAGTCTTGCTTGCCCAAGTTGAGCTACCAGCTGCGCCATTAGCCACAGAGCCAGAAACAACGAGGTCGCTGTTCAAGAGACCAGTTGCGCCAACTGCCGTGTCGCCAACGTATACCATTTCGTCCGTAGACATCTGGTACATAATGTTCAGACCTTCGAACTTCTGAGCATCGATAGGCTGGCCAAGCAGCTGTGAACGCTCAAGTTCAACAGAGCTGTAGCTAACTTCGTTGCCGAGCAAGCGCAGAGGCAGAACAATACGTTCGCCGTTAACAGAGATACCAGGAAGCGTGGTGCTGCTAGGAGCGATCCAAGGCTTACCAGTTGCAGACTGGCCACCAACGCCACCAATGGTGGAGCGGATGAACGAGGTGCTCTCGTTGGCCATCGTGATACCGGTGCGCAACTTAATGTCGCGACCCCAAGTAACACTATACAGAGGCTCGTACAACTTCTTGTCGAGGTTGTCGAGTTGATTGACGTAATACGCCAGAGTAGAATCGAAGGTTTTCATTGTTTGCTCCTTAAGCGATGCGGATTTCAGCGACGTTGCTGGCGTCTTTGCCATCAACAGCCCAAGTTACGCCAGTCAATGCGACGCTGTTGGTGCTGTCAGCCGTAGCTTCCAAATCACCAATTGCTTTGCCGGTTGCGGCAACAACACGCATGTACACAGCACCACCACGAACAGGGGTGCCTACAGCGCACTTGACATTGACATAGCCCTTAACAATGATGCCTTGAATAGACTCAGTGTTGGGGGTGCCAGAGGCGAAAGTCTCGGCAGTATCACCGGCGATCGACGGAGCGATGCGGCCAAGGATACCAGCGAAGTCAGCGGCATCGTCGCCAGAGGCAATTTTTTCAAACTTGCCAGAGACGATTTTAAGAGGCACGCCAAAAGCAGTCGGCGCAGCCGATGCGTTCAGAATACCGGATTCAACAACGGTGTCTTGCTGACGGGTGACGTCACCAGCAACACCAGACGGGGCGCGATACAGAAATGCAGTCATGGTTTTCTCCTTACTTGTTGCCGTAACGTGCGGCATTGAGTGCGTTAATTTTCTCTGGCGTCATTTCGCCAGCCTTCATACCTGGAAGCGAATCCAAGGCAACACGTGAGTTCAGTTGCGAACGGCGAACGCTTTTCAGCATTTCCGATGCCGCTACGAACAACATGTCTTTGTCGGCAGAGTCGAACGTCTTGCCAGCCAACAGCGAGTCGATGACAGTTTTGCCATCTTCAGTGCCGTAGCATGCAGTCAGAGACTTTGCTTTGACATCGGCTGTCTTGGCGATTCCTGGAGCGAGGATCTCGGCACGAGCAATTGTTTCTGCGTCAGTGCAAGGAGCTGCGTCCATGGACTTGTCCATTTCAACGCCGTGTTCTTGCTCTTCCAGTCCAGCGAGTTTGGCGAGAGCCTTTTCGATGGTAGCCAGACGAGCCTCTAATCCGGTCATTTCCTCTGGCGTGTGATCGCCTTCGGTGGCAGATTCGCCCTCGCCTTCGGCTGGAGGAGTTTCGCCTTCAGCTTCAGCAGGAGGGACTTCGTCGCCTGCGGGTTTAAGTGCTGCTTCGATTTTGTCCAGACGAGCCATAACAGCAGCAAGAACTTGTGCCATATCTGGTGCCTGACCTTCGTCGATCGCAGCTGGGGTTTCCTCAGGCATGGCTTCGTCGAGAGCCTTCCCAAAGATCCCCATGATCTTCTGTTTCATAGTCATGGGAGTTTTCTCCTTTTGTGGTGCGTGATCGAAAATGGCACACTCTGAACCGCACCGCCCAGATGCCACCAATGCTACATGGTTACCAATAATGTTCTCCTGACGTCCTCGTCCAGGAGCAACTTCAACATACTCAGCCTCGTAGCCGCAAGAGACTTCACGCAAGCGTTTGCCCTTGACAGCCGAGATGGCTTCGTAATCCGTAATTAAAAGGTCTGCCAACAATTTGTCAGCGTCGTCGCCCTCTCCAGGACGAACATTTTGAACCACGCCCACCGCCAACTCACGCCAATTATCAGGCGTCACAAAGTCATCAGGATGGTTGATTGTTACTGGTTTGCCTTCGAAACTAGCGATCGTGGCAGGGTCGTGGATGTCTTCAACAGTCCTGCTGATAACGGTGTTGCCGTTTCCAGGAGTGACTGGAGTCTCGCTTGGCGAGTAAAGTAGGTCGCCAGCACGTGTGATTGGCACGCCCTCGCAGATCAGGAAGCCTTCAGGCGTTTCCTTGATGCGCTCTGAAAGAGTGGCGACAGAATAATAGCGTCCCATCAGCAAGCTTCCTTGCGTTGGGTTCTGCTCAATTTGGTCGCTGTCTTTTTCGTCATTGCTCGCATCACATATATGTGTTAAAGTAGATTATGCCTCGTTTTGCAAAAAAAGGCAACAACTATTCTGTTTCTCCGATAATTGGTTCTGCAAAGCAACGACAGTTGTAGATTTCTCCAGGACCATGGTTGCCTTCGCCTTCAACGTACGGAGGGTCGTCGTAGCGGAAAATCTTTCCATCCATTTGGGCGTGCGACTCACGAACATCGGCGTCCTCGGCGGTGCGCCAGATGTAATGCGTTGCGCCAACATACTGAGCCCTTGCTTGACTTAATGTTGCGTTCGCTTTGGCGATCTCGGTTCGAGCGATCAGCGTTGCTCGACTTGCTGTGACCTCTTCTGTTCGATCCAACTCCGACGCTATTTCCGACGCACGCTTGCCGCCCATCATCGCTTCCTGAGCTAGCTTCTGCGCACGCAGCCCTGCTTCCAGCGGAAGACTCTTGATTAGCTGAACCTGTTCTTGCTGCAACTGGCGAGCGACAGCTCCAACAGCAGACTCAGCCATTGTCGTTCTGAGCTCTTTGCCGATCTTGTTGCTGAGACTGTGCCAAGCCTTGTCGTTGTTGCTGCTAACGTCTTTCATTATTTTGGCAACTGCCTGCTCAGCCCATGGACCAAGCGACTCGCTGTAGGCGGTCAATGCCTCGGCCAGCTTCTTGGTGTCACGAATCTTTTCGCCATCAACGTGGGATCGCACAATGCCACCGACGATGCGAGCGATGCGTCGCAGCTCTTTGGCGAGCCGTTGTTCGGCTGCTTTTGTTGCGCTGAACTTAGCCATTGACCCAAGCCTTGAGTTTGTCAATCATCGACATGTTGCTCTCCACGACCGGAGCTGGCTCAGACTCGACCGGCATAGGCGGTGGTGCGAGTTCTGCCTCTTCGATCTGCTCGTCACTAATGTTTGTGAAGATGCCGGTGGTTTCGCTCGACTGCTTGAGCTCTTTGAGCGCAGTGGCTTCGTTGATGACGCCTTTTTCGTAGGCTGTCGTGACCAGAGTGACTGTCGTGTTTGCGATGTCGGCTTTCTCTTTCTGACTGGTCTGCCAGAGCGGAACAAAGTCGAAGTCAAACGAGTCGGGAGCGTCTTGACCAAACATCGAGCGGTGAAGCACTCGCAGGATCTTCAGCATGCCGTCACGCATCCGGCTTTCTTGCTGCGCCCGAATGTTGTCGTAGTACATCCGCAGATCCGACTCGCCAGTGGAGTTGAGACCGGCTGGGGACTGGCCAAACAAGCGAACCAACGGGATGCCTGTGGCGCCAGCAATCTGCTGACCGAACTGCAGGATCATGTCCGAAAGACCGGAGAAAGAATAGCTGTGCGCTTGGAATGTGTCTTCTTTGTCCAACAGCGTTAAGCCTTCATTGACCTGCAACATACGCATGTGGTGGAACATCTGAAGCAGATTCTCTTCTGCCTTGCCACCGGCTGCGAGAACCTCACGCAACTTGTCGATCTGTACGGTGCGGAGATGCGCTTTGTTAATCAGGTTGGCTGCGCCAGCAGTGGCGGTGTCGAACGAGATGAGCCGATCGTTCATACGCTCAATGATGGATTCGCCCCACATCATTTCTGTAATAGCCTGCCACAACGGAAGCTGCACGCCAATGAAGCGAATAACTCGTGTGTGGTGGAACTTGATGCCTGTTACCTTGCCTGTGTTGATGTCGCTCACAACGTCGTAGTACATCGGCAGACCGGCGTTCATGCCGTCTTGAACAACGTCGCTAACAGAAGGCTGCAACGACCAGCGGTCATAAACACGCAACCCTCGGAATTGGTCTTTGCCGACTGTGCGAACGTCCAACGGCGACTTGGGGTCTTGGCCATCGATGATAATGGCTGCGACTGCGCCACCATACAAGCGACCCCATTTGATCGCCTCAAGCAGAGAGTGCCAGATGCCCAAACGAGTCATCATCGTCTGCATCTCTTGAACTTGCTCTGGCTCAGTGGTTGATTGAATGTTGATGCCTGCTCGGGTCATGTCTTCTGCGACCGAGTCTACAGCTGCGCCGACAATCCAGCTGCCACGATACATTGCTTCCAGCTTAACACGATTGCGGGTCAGCAAGTCAAAGATGTATGTTCCGTCAGACAGAGCGTTCTGCGCACCCACGCCCATTCGAGCTGCGAGGTTAGCGAATCCGTCTCGGGTTGTTGCCGTTTGTGTCTGTTGGCCAGCGGTCTGGCGTCGTTGTTTGCGGTTGCTCATGTCATTCTTTCCCATAGGTTGATTACGTTGTTGGAAGCAAGCAGATCGTTGATGGCGTCCATCATTGGGTCTACTTGGTCGTCGTGGAGATGGCTGTCGTCTGCTGTGAACGCTTCACACTCGGCGATAAAGTCGTTTGTGAAAGGCGCATCTTCAGGCAACATGACATATCCCGCTTCAATATAGCCGAGTACGTCCATCAGCCGTGTGTACTTGTCCTTGTTGCGCTCAATGCCGGTAACGGGAATCTGTGCCTTGGATTTTAAACCTTGGATCAGACCTGTTCCGCTGGCTTTGTCTTCGATCTTCATTTGGCGCAGTTGCCCATAGCGAGGCGCATCCGCACCGGCGTGTTTCGCCCAGAAACTTATTGCACGCCTTTCTAGCTCTGGTGCTTCCCATTTGCCACGAATCAGATCCAACAAATAGATCTTGCCATCATCGCCTTTACCCCAACACTCAAACACGGAGAAGTCGTTGCGCTCGGCGGTCTTTTGTGCAGTGTCGGCGTAGATGACTCGTTGTTTGATGATGGGCGGTTCTTTGTAGCGACCGAAATGTTCGCCTTTGATAATCTCGCCACCGACGATCTGCGGGTTCTGTTGGTACAACGCTTCCCAGTTCACATTGGCCATTGCTGCCTTGCGCTCAAGCAAGAACTCCAACGACTTAAGTTCTGGGAATAGCGGTTCGCCTATTTTGCGATGTTCCTCGTTGCGAACGGCGATGGCTGGGTAGGAAACTACTCGAACCTCGTCGCCAAGCTGTAGGCGCAGACGCCCAATGGGATCGTCGATGTGCCAGCGAGTAAGGATGGCCAGCAATCCGGCATCGTCGCTGAAGCGAGTGAAAAAGTCATCTGTGAACCAATCCCATGTTTTGTCACGGACAGTTTCCGAGCCAGCCTCTTCACGCCCTTTGATTGGATCGTCAACAACACCAAGGTTGAGCGACTCACCAGTGATCGAGCCTCGAACAGTCGTGTTACGGAAAAAGCCTTCACGACCAACATACTCAAGCATCTCACGATTGCGAGTGGCGTTCTTTGCATCGCCAGCCGACATTCCGATCTGGTTGATCTGTGTGTCTGGGAAAATGCGTTTGTATTTGTCGGACTCATAAATGCGTTGCGCAGTCAAGTTCGCTCGCACGCCCAGACGTTCGCTGAACGAGGTGTAGATCGTTTTCAGATCTGGGTTCTTGCCAGCGACCCACGTTATGAACTCGACAATCATCTTGGACTTGCCGTGTTGAGGCGGTGCTTCAATGACCAGCTTTGGGCGCAGACCCTGCACCAACTGCTCGTAGAACAGCTGCAACTCTGCTGCCATTTCTTTCTGCCACCAGCCCTGCTTCATTTTGGGATTGATGTAGCGACGATAAGCCCAGAAGGACTCTCGGCTTTCAACAATCGCCAACTGGTTCAGCAGTTCAACATCCGCTAGTTGCACGCATCATTCTCCAAAGATCGATGTTGGCAGACCACGAGCCTCAAGCTCAGCAATCAACTCGTCTTTTGTTAATTGTTTGTTTTTGACTTCCATCTGCAATGGGGCTGTTTTGTCGCCCACCACTTCGTTGCGACCACTGCGCCAGTTGAAACGATTGGTCATGTTCAGGCTCCATACGGTGGCATTGCCGTCCGCACCAGCTGCCATCTTTCGACCTTGCGTTTCCCACCAGTATTGTTGCAACAAAATGCATGCTTCAAAAGTGCTCCGAAATTCTTCAGAATCAGTAAGCAGGGTCTGCAATGCAGAGTGACCAATGCCGAGTTTTACCATGTACGCAGTTGGACCACCGCCATCTTGCGCTTCTGCCATCATGATCTCTTTCCAGTTCGGATCCAGATCTTCAACTCTCGTACGTGGCCTTCCAACGGGATTGGCTTCGCCCAACGCTGACTTTCTCGCTTTTGCACGAGCACTGCTGCCATTTTTAGCTGCCATATGTTAACTCCGATTTCATTTTTCCTAATTATTCCTCTTTTCTGTTCAGAAAGCAAGGAGCACGACATCGCCATTCGCTGGCCGTGTGCGACCGTGTTGTATACACGCTCCCTTTCTTAATTATATTACTTCCCTTTTTCCTTGTTTCCTTTAACTATATTAATAAATCTTTTGTCGTTATAGTCACACGCCCTCACACGGCCAGTTTTAACGGACTGGTGGCGGTGCAACCCCACCGATCGTCCGTAAACCCAAGCCCTGCCTCATTCTCAGAAAGGCTCTTGACCCAAGGCGACAGTCGGATCATAATTTGAGGGTGTCCCTGCTTTAACATAGACAGTCACCTTTTTCCCGCCAATTTTCCATCGACCATCTTTGATATTCGGGTTCTTGAACAGAACATAACCCAGCCTCCCAATGCTGTTGGCCAACTTGCGTTTTACGTCGGCATCTTTCTCTCCCATGGCGACTGCTTTTGTTATGAGCCAGTCTGCACGCAACCCATCTGGTTCGCCGAGTTCATCAATTATGTCGTCAAGCCATTGATCACCGCTCATTCCTCCCGCAACAACAGTACGGTGAGCATCGGTTTTGCGCTGGCCATTCGACGCAGAAAAGTCCGACAGATCACGCTCGTGGAGATAGGCTGCGATGTGACTCGAACCGCCTGCCAAGAACCAGTCCCACAGATCGCTGAAGTATTCCCTGCGCTTACGCTCTTCACGCAGACCCATTTCGTCCATGGTTGCAGCCTCAATGACGTCGTAGCGTCGATCGTCTGGCGGGATGTAGATGCCTGAGGCAAGATGATTTGTTGTAATTATGACGCCACAATACATCCGCACCGAGTATTTCTGGCCATACTTGGGGTTGATCTGGCAGACGTCTGGCGAACCGGCGATCAGAACTTTTGTTCGCTCGTTGAACGCCCACTTGGACATTTCGTGCAGATTGGCTGCCTCCGAGATACGCACAAGGGTCGATGCGGCAAACTCGTTGAAGTTGGATTCAAATGCTGCTGGGTCAATGTTGGCGACGTTCCACACGCCGATAGCTGGACAGCAAAACTCCACCGCAGTGTCTTTGCCCACGCCTTGCCCACCGGCGATCAGCAGAGCGAATCTTGGTTTCTCTTCTGGACGTTGCACCCGATGCGCCATGTAGTTAAGGAATTGGTCAGCGTCGCCTGCCTTGTTAAAGATGCGCTGCACGTGCTCAACGAACGGCGTCGCTAGCCTCGCATCACCCAACTCAATTGTGGGCTTCCTGTACGAGTTGAACATCGCAGCTCCTGGAACCGAAACGATCTCGCCGTTGCGGCAGTCGTAGCCCTTGATGTAGTCTTCGTCGATGGCAGGGTCGCACGTCATTGAGGTGCACAGTTGGTTCGCCTTGAGCCACTCGCTCGCCTTTTGCAGTTTGCCGTCGATGTTGACCGGCGATACGGCTGCATCCACTGCGCCAGCAATCCAGTAGGAAATCGTTGGGCGGTAGATAAAGTTGTTTCCTGGACCATAGTACACGAAATTGCCGATCGGCACCTCACCGGCTTGTGGAGCCCATCCGTTGTCGAGGGCTGCTTTGACGATTGTACCGATTGACAGGTTATTTTCTGCTTGCTGCTGGCTCAGTTCGTAAAAGGCTTCATGCATGATTTCGTCATGGTTGCGCCCTTTCTTGCCACCGAACTTATTTGCCCACGTGACATACAGCGACCAAGCCTCGTCGATCCGATTGAACTCTCTGCCGAGAATAATACCGATGTGGCGCCAAAGGTCTCTGTCATCCGCTGGGATAACTTCCAGCATCGATGTGACTTGCTCAATGGTGTACTTGCCTCGGTACATGTCGTCACGCTTTGGACGCCCACGTGTTTCTTTTCTTCTTGACAGATGCGCTGGGAGCGTACCGATCTTGTCGCCCCAATTGAGCCATTTGTACTGGCCACCCGAGCGATGACGACTCGGAGCGGCAACGATGTAGCCACCGTCATTGCGACTGTCCACGCCCTTGCCCAGCACGTTGCTGGCCGTCTTGAGCGCAGAGTTGTATTGGAAAATAACGTGCATGCCACCCGAGCCGGTTTCCGCCATAAGCGTTTGCGGTTCGCCGTGGTCTTTGATTGCTTCTGCCCAGCTGTCTGCACCGAACTTGCCTTCGCCGATGTCGATGTCGAGCACGGTGATGCCGGAAATTTCTCCGGTGACGATGCCGATATTACTTGGTGGTGCTTTCTCCCCGAACCACTCCTCAATTTTCTCGAGGTCACGACTGGCCTCCTTGAGTCCTCTGGCTACACGTGGATGCTTGCCTGCGTCACCGCAAGTTAAGTTACCGCATGAGCAGTGTCCCTCTTTGTCTACTGTATGCAGCGGAAATACGTACCACCCCATGGTGGCGTACTCCACTGCTGCTTTGTGAATCTCTGAATCTGCCATGTTGTTGTTTTCCTGCTCGCTTCATTGCGTAAAAAAGGGGAGGTGATCTTGCGACCACACTCCCCACCGTAGGTTGCGGTTGTTCAGTGCGATCTGTTAAAAGCGTTCTTCAGAGGTGGAACCCTCTGCGTCGGCTTGAGGAGGCGCAACTTCAACTTCGCCTGCAGACACACTGTTGTGGAAGGCTTTGGCCTTGGCGTACAACTCAGCATCGCCTACGGCATCCACTTTCTCCACGTTCAGACCCCACCAAGAACCCTTGCTGTTTTCTTCCTTGACTGTCGTCAGCTTGTAGATGTGGCTGAAGCTTGGAGGATTGAACGGCTTGCCTTGGGCATTGCGCATCTCGATGCCGAGAATGAGCGACATCCAACGCTTGCTCTTCTTGATTTGGGTTGAACCCAACGAAAGCAACGCACCAGTCCATGCGCCCGATTCGGTCTGCATAAGGACAAAGTGATTGCGTGTGTCTTTGAGTTCGTCGTTCTCAATCATCAAACGCCCTTCAGCGTTCGTAGACACGCCGTCAATGCGTCCGGTTTCGACGTCCACAGGGTTGTACTCACCCTTGTAGCCACCGCCCTCAGAGCGTGGTGCCCAGCGCAGGAAACGACGTTGGAAGGCGCACGGAATTACAAGCACTTCCTTGAAGACTTCGTTGGTGATGCTATTGATGAACAGTCCTGGCTTGGCGTCTTCAACTGTTTCCAATTGAGGCGACAGACCCTGCAAGATTGCGAGGAATGGAATAGCAAACGAGGACTTGTCTGCGCCTTCCATGCCCAAGCCTGCGTCGGCTGCGAAGTCCGCTGCCATAACAGCCAGAGCTGTGTTCTGTTCTTGTTTCACTGCAACTTCGGTGGTGTTTTTCTTTGTAGCCATTTTGAATTTCTCCTGATTTAACGATTGGTGATTTTGGCAGTCCAGACTGGACGTGCGCCAAATAGGTCTAAAGGTACTGCTGTTCCTGCAGCGATCTGCTCTCGCAAGAATGCTTTGAGCGTTTGCGCATGTACGGATTGGTCGAAACCAACCTGTAGCCCTCGCTCTTGCAACTCCCTGAAGAGTTCCATTGCGAGTTCTGCGTCGCCCTTGCGGAAGTCGGCTGCCACCTCTACTTTGATCAGGCCACCGAAGCCATTGTCTTCCAGCCATTGATAGGCTGCGTCCTTCTGCGCTGCTGGAATGGATGCGTAGACGTCTTGCTTGACAGACAGCTTCTCGCCGGTGTCGAGCTTCAACTCTTCTAGTCCCAGTTCTTGCATTGCAGAGGGAATGGTTTCTTCCCGCAGGACTCGCGCACGCTCCTTGGCTTCTTTCAGATTGAGCTCGGCTTGTTCCACCGAACCATCTGCGTCCACCAAGGCTCTCGCTAACGAGGCCATTTGGTCCAAACTTATTGACATACAATTTCTCCTTTCTGAGTTTAAACATGCACGTGAGCAGGTAAGTACCTGCCGACGTTTCGATCCCACTTCAACACTGTAAACTTGCCATGCATCTTACCGAGAATGGCGCAGGCCACGGCGATGACAGCGGGATCTCCCATAGCCACAAGGCAGTCGCCTGCCTCGTAGTCATAGTCCTTGAGGTGTTCCCGCAACTGACGAACTAAATCGCTGGTCGCATGGAACGATGCACGAGCAGGCATCATGACGATCAACTCGCCGTGCTCTGCAGCTGGTGCAATGTTAACTGATGGTACGTACGCCTTCGTCTCAGGGTCGCGACGATGAGGCACTTGGGTGATGTACACTTTTGGTTTGTTTGTCATTCTGAGTTCTCACAGTTGTTTTATTTCGCAGCAGGGATATTATCGCTGTTTTTTGGACGAAAAGCAAACTATTTTTTGAGACCCAAAAAAATTTCTTGCTTTTTCACGGCCAGTGGAGCGATAATTCATCTACCACGATAACTTTGAACTCAGAAAAAGGAAACACAAGATGAAAATCTACGGCGCAGGCATAGCCGGTCTCTTAGCAGGTTGCATGTTTCAGAACGCACGCATCTACGAGGCAGGTCCAGCAAAGCAAGCACAACACAAGGCGGTTCTACGCTTCCGCAGTTCGGCAGTGGGCGACTCGGTCGGCATCGACTTCCGCAAGGTAAAAGTGCACAAGGGTCTCTGGCTCGACGGCAAGAGCGTTGCTCCCTCTATTCAATTAGCCAACTGGTACAGCGACAAGGTCATTGGTCGCCTCGCCGATCGTTCAATATGGAACCTTGACCCTGTTGAGCGGTTCATCGCTCCAGAAGATTTCATCGAACAGCTCGTTGATCGTTGCGGCAACAGAATCCACTGGGATCATCCTGTCGCTCGTGAAGATGTTGTCGGTTCAACCGAGCCAGCCATCAGCACCCTTCCGATGAACTTGATGTGCAAGTTTGTTGGCAACGAACTAAGCAAAGAGATGGCTGAGGCTGTTCCGGAGTTCAAGTACGCACCGATCGTCGTGCGTCGTTGGCGCATCCCGAACGCAGATGTGTTTCAATCAATCTACTTTCCAGACCTTGAGACAACACTTTACCGAGCCAGCATCACAGGTGACCTTTTAATAGCGGAGTACGTGGACGAGGCAGACGACTACGATTTCTTCCCTGCCTTCGGCATCAAGCGTGACTACTGCGAGCCGATCGAAAAAGTCAGCCAACGCTACGGCAAGATCGCCAAGCTGGAAGACGACGCATGGCGCAAGCAGTTCATCTTCGAGCTCACCCACAAGCACAACATTTACAGCCTTGGACGCTTCGGGACGTGGCGAAACCTGCTCCTCGACGATGTCCTGAACGACCTCGCAGTGTTGAAAAAGCTAATGAATACAACGACTTACGATAGGATGCGCCATGTTGCAAAATAATTGTTGCTTTTTCAAAAAATATGGCGCAGAATTATCTTCACCGCTTGAGATTGAGCGGGACTAACTCAGAAAGAAGGAGCTCACCATGAAACAGATCAACACCCTCACTACCGCCGAGATGGTCGCAGAGTACAATGCGCTCACTGGCAAAGCAATCAAGAAATTTTCTAGCCGTGCCGCAGGTGAGAAGCAGTTAGCTGCTGCTCGTGTTGGGGCGATTGCCAAGTCGGACGAACGCAAAGAACCTCGTCGCAAACAGGCGGATCGTAGAAACGAACCGGCCAACATCCTCATTCCTAAGGAAGAAACAAAAATGAATCAACCACAAGAGAGCAAGCAAGAACCAGTCAAGAGCGAGAAGCGCAGCATCGCAATCAGCGAGAGCTGGGCTGACAAAAAGATCGCTGCCAAGCGTGCTCGTCGTGACAATGTTCTTGTTGAAGGCGTAGGCACTTTCCGCTCTGTATGCGAAGCATTCAAGAAGCTGAACCTGCCGATGAACCAGCACATCAAGTTTCGCATGCACGTCAAAACCGACGGCAGCGGAAAGTTCGAGATGGGCGGCAAGACTTACAACTTCCAGCTCGTCGAAAAGAAGTAACGAAACAAACCGATGGGGAGGCGGTGTAAACCTCCCCCATATAACTCAGAAAGGAGAACTCAGAATGGAAACAAGAGTGGTTGTGCACAATCCGTTTGGCGCACCCGACGAAAGGCTTCATCATGTTTACTGCTGCAATTTTGCCGGTGATGTAATGGAAGCGTACTTGTTTCAGCAATACAAGACAGAACACCCACAAGGTTTTAAGATTGAATTTTTTATCCACTCGAAATTAAGGAGCATCAAGCATGACATCCCCAGCACAGGCGGCATTGTACGAGACAATGCATCTCGCAGAGTATCGCGACAAACCTCTCCACGTATACAATCCAAATGACAAACCATTAGAAGAATTGCCGACCATCATCGGCTTCAACAATGGTGGTCAGCTAGGTTGGTTTGAAGCAGTCTTGATCGCCGAGGACGGAACAATCCTCGGTGGTCACGTCTGCTCGTCCGAAGCCTACATGCCCCACGACCTCGGAATCCTCGAAGGCTCAAGAGAAGATCGCCACGAAGAATTCAAGAAACACTACCCAGACGGATACCGTATGGAGTTTGTGTCACACGCCCAAGCGAAAGAAGGCCATCAAGGTCTGAAAGATGCTTTTGCTAGATATGTCCTCAACCAAACTCCTGCGGAGAATGCACAATGAAAGTTACTCTCATCTCTCACACGCCCGACGCTGAAAATCTTTTGATGTTCACGAAGGCAACTCGGCTCACAATGTCTCCTGGACTGCTTGACGAAATTCGCAATCGTCCGCAAGAAGAGAAGATGAAAGAGCTGGAGTACATGGCCAACACGATCCCAAGCAGCTGGGAATTTGTGGACTACGTTTTCCTCGTTGAAGGCGTCAGTCGTGCTTACACCCATCAGCAGGTTCGCACTCGTGCGGCAAGCTACGCCCAGCAGACGATGCGTGTCCTCGAGATGGGCGCGTACGACTACATCTACACCGACCGCAACAAGGAATCTGAGCAAGCGATGGCGATCATCAACGCCACCAACGAGGTCATCCGCAACTCGTACAACCAACTGCTGGAGTGCGGTCAGGCTGCTGAAGACGCACGTGGCATCTTGCCAACCAACATCGCCACCAACATCGTATGCAAGTTCAACCTGCGCACCTTCGTCGATCTGGCCAAGGCTCGCACTGGCGGTCGCACGCAGAACGAGTATCAGAAGGTTGTCAACGCGATGGTGGACGAAGTCCTGCGCGTGCATCCGTGGGCTGAGAAGTTCTTGTTCCAGCAGGGTCGCGACTACTTCGCCGAGATTGAAGCATTCGCCCAGCGCGAGTACGGCGGCAACTTGCTGAAGAAAGGCGAGCTGCTCAAGATCGTTGACAAGATGCGCAAGGAGGCTGGCAAATGAAAGTCCATTTCACCAAGGAAGAGATCGAGCAGATTATTCTTGACCACGCCAACAAGGTCGTGCAGACCGGCGACAAGCCCTTCAACAAGGTCGATTGCAACTACTCGTACATCCCGAGCGATGTCAGTGTGACGAACGAAGAGCCGAAGGAGGACGCGCAATGACACCGAAAGAAATAAACGAGCTCAAGAAGCGCCACAACAAGATCATGGAGCAAGGGCAAGAACTCTACGCCAAGGTCATGGAACTTTACGAGCAGGTAAACGAATTGCAACGTCAGATCAAAGCTGCTGAAGGACCAGACTACGATCCAATACCGTTGATTTTTGGCGAAGGTTTTTGGATCGATCCAGACTTGGAGGACGCGCAATGAGACTGACGGACTACTTCACAATCAAGATCGAGCCGCGCTGGCCTGCATTCGCGATCGGCTTCCACAAGCGCAAGTTCTACAGCCGCTACACCTTCACCATCGTCCTCTGGGCATTGGTCATCGAGATTGGAGACCTGTCATGAGTGTGATCATTCTCGACATCGACAACTGCATCGCCGACGACAAGTGGCGCATCCCCAAGATCAATTGGCAAGCCGAGGACGCGCTCAACCGCTACCACGACTACCATTCGCTGTCGCCATTCGACAATGCGCACAACCACGATCTGTACATCAACACGCGCTGCGACATCGTCATCTTCACGGCACGCCCGATCATGTATCGCGCAATGACGGAGGAGTGGCTCAAGCGGCATGGCGTTGGCTACCAGCTGTTGATGATGCGCGACATGGACGACCACAGCCCATCCATCGAGCTGAAGCGCAAGCAACTCATGGCGCTGTTCAACAACACCGACATCAAGGCTGGCGACATCGTTGGTGCGTTTGATGACCGGCCAGATGTGGTCGAGATGTATTCTGTTTTCGGGATCCCCTCCCAAGTTCGATGCGTGCACGACGTGTGCGCCTACACCAAACCAACCAAGGAGAATCAAGATGCAAACAGCGGACAAAGTAATGGAGCAGATGCTGGAAACATTCAGGGAGAGGGGAAAGATCTACAAGTCCAACTACCTGATGATCGGGGAAATTCTGGCGGTGATGTTTCCGGAGGGCATAACGCTCAAGACGCCGGAAGACCACAACAAGTGGCACCTGTTCCTGCTGACAATGGTAAAAGCAACAAGGCTCGCAAACACAAATCTAAAGCATGAAGACTCTGGTCTCGACATGGCTGTGTACGCTTCCATGTTTGCCGGAATGCTGTTGCCTGACGACGACGAAAAGAAGGATAATTAACTTGTTGCTTCTTGCAGTTGCAACGCTCCTTCACGGCGTGGGATGTCTCCTCCGTAGTGGAAAGTCGCGAATAAGGCCAAGTGACGCCCAAAGTGGTTCTGTTTTAAGAATCACAAGCCTCTTTTTAACTAACTCAGAATTTTTGGAGTCACAATGAAAGTAATCATATTCGATACCGAAACTACCGGTCTGCTCTTGCCGAGCGCAGCTCCCGTGGAGAAGCAACCACGCATCATCGAGCTGGGTGCGGTAAGGGTCTCAGAGCACGCCGTTTTGGGCGAGCTCAGCCAACTGCTTAACCCTGAGATGGAAATCTCGGCAGAGATCACTAAAATCACAGGCATCACCAACGAGGATCTGGTTGGCAAACCCACCTTCAGGGAGTTCTTGCCGCAGCTGGTGGACTTTTTCACCGGCGCAGACATGCTCATCTGTCACAATGCTCCGTTCGACTCTGGAATGCTACGCAACGAACTGAAGCGTGCCGGCATAGCAGACTTCCCTTGGCCTAAAGAAATCCTCTGCACGGCGCAGGAATACACCGCCACGATGGGCAAGCGTCCAACGCTTAAGGCTCTTTACGAAAAGGTTATTGGAGTTCCGCTGGCTCAGACGCACCGAGCACTTGATGACGCAATGGCTGTGTATGAAGTGTTGACAAAAGACAAGTTCTTCGATCAGCTGTCATGAAACGCAAGCACCGCCTCTACGAAACAACATGCACCTGCAGTGCGTACCGATTCCCTCACAGATTTGGTGGCGGTCGTTGCAGCGGTTACTGGCTTGTACAAGAGCAATGGGAAAGCCACTACGGAGGCGGTGCGTGTCGCAACTGCATAAGCTACAACACCACCGAGCAAATACCGTACTGCGAAGTGTACGAAGGCGGTGAGAAGGTGAGCGAATGTCCTGTTTGGCAAGAGTTCGTTCACTACAACGAGATAAGGGTAAAGAAATGATACAACTCAGAATAAAAACAGAATACACATTTGGCCAGACGTTCGCTCCGATCGCTCGTGTCGTGCAGCGTCTCAAAGAGATGGGCGTCACGGCTGCGGGAATCGTCGACAACAACAGCACTTGGGGACACGTACCTTGGTTCAAGGCTTGCAAAGAGGCAGGCATCCAGCCGTTGCTTGGTGTGGACTTAGTTGTGTCTGACGACGAGCTGACCCAGCGCATGTGGTTCCTCGCACGCAACAAGGCAGGTCTCAGCGAGTTGTACCGATTCAGCAGCAAGGCGCACCAACAGACGATCCCGACCAAGACAGGTTCGTTGCCACGCCTTTACCGCAATGACGTGCTCAACATGTCCAACGACATCATCAAGTTCGCTGGCGACATCACGGACGAAGCATTCCTCAAAGAAGCTGGCGTATTGCTCGATCTGAATCCGTCCAGCAGAATCCTAAACATGCGCAAGAAGTCGATCGCCGAGAAGACTGGGTTGCTCCTTGTTGAAACCTCGGACAACGCCTACGCCTATCCAGAGGACAGAGAGGCATTTGAGTTCGCTTCACGCAGTGGCTTGAAGCAGACGCCTCAACACATCATCGACATCGAGCGCACACTGACCCTTGAAACCATTGCCCACGAGTGTCGTGAATTGGAGTTGCCGGTTGCGCCGATGATTCGAGCAGAAGGTGACCTCGAAGCAATCTGCCGTGAAGGCATCAAGTACAGAAAGCTGGAGCCGATCTGGACGCAAGAATACGAGGATCGGTTGCAGTACGAGTTGGACTTGATTCGCTCAAAAGACTTCGAGTCTTATTTCATCATCGTGGCGGATATGGTGCACTACGCCAAGAAGCACATGCTGGTTGGTCCGTCTCGTGGCTCTGCTGCAGGCTCGTTGGTTTGCTACACCGCTCGCATTACCGAGATCGATCCGATCCCACCGAAACTTTACTTCGAGCGGTTCATCGACGTCAGCCGTACGGACTTGCCCGATATTGACTTGGACTTTCCAGACGACAAGCGCATCATGGTCTTTGAATACATGGCGGACAAATACGGTGCGGACAACGTAGCCCACATCGGCACCATCAGCCAGTTCAAGCCTAAGAGCGCACTCATTCAAGTTTGCAAAGCATTGAACATCCCACCGGCTGCGACTGCTGCTGTTAAGGTCGCGATGATCGAGCGAGGCATGGCAGACTCTCGTGCGAACAACTGCCTTGAGGACACACTCAAAGAGACCGAACCTGGAAAAGCGTTCATGGCGCAGTATCCGCAGGCAGCAGCAGCGTACTTGCTTGAAGGCCACGCATCGCACACCGGCGTACATGCCGCTGGCTTGCTGGTCTGCAACGACTTAATCAATAATTACGCAACAGTTGATCAACACGGCATTGCTCACGTGGACAAGCACTCAGCCGAGAAACTCGGACTGCTGAAGATTGACGTGCTCGGTCTGCGAACCTTGGGTGTGCTGGAAGACGCCAAAGTTGACATTGATTGGTACAACTTGCCATTCGACGACCCTGCTACATTCGAGGTGTTCAACCAGAATCGCATGTGTGGCATTTTCCAGTTTGAAGGCAACGCCCTGCGGTCAATCTCCAACAACATCCACTTCGACACCATCAACGAGATCGATGCGGTCACTGCGCTGGCTCGTCCTGGACCATTCTCTTCTGGTGTGACCGAGAAATACATCAAGCGTCACAACGGCGAGAAATACGTGCCGATCCATCCGCTGGTGGAAGAAATCATGAAGGAGACCTATGGTCTGCCTTTGTACCAAGAGCACACCCTAGCAATCGTACGCGACATCGGCAAGTTCGGTTGGAACGAAACATCGTTCGTGCGCAAGGCGATCTCGAAGCGACAAGGCGTGGAGTTCTTCAAGAAATTTTATCCTCCGTTCCTTGAGGGTGCAATGTCTCAGGGAATTCCCGAGAAGGCAGCACAGGAAGTTTGGGAGCTGATCAACGCCATGGGAGCGTGGCAGATGAACAAGGCGCACACGTATTCGTACGCTGTGATTAGCTATTGGACAGCCTACCTGAAGGCGCACCACCCATTAGAGTTCGCAGCTGCAAACCTGCGCAACGCCAAGGACGAGGACAGCGCAATTGAGTTGCTGCGGGAGATGGTTCGTGAAGGAATTGAGTACGTGCCGTTTGACCTCGACAAGTCCCAGATCAATTGGTCTGCGCAGGACGGAAAGTTGTACGGAGGATTCGTTGCGCTGAAAGGCATTGGCGAAAGCAAAGCTGCCAAGTTGATGGAGGCTCGTGATGCTGGCAAGCTGACTCAAAAGCAACTCGACGAGATCGCAAAGGCTGAAAATACTTTCGGAGACATTTTCCCATTCCACAGCAAGTACGGCCACCTGTACGACGATCCAGCCAACAACGGCATCGCCAGCAAGCTGTGGGACATCGGCGAGTTGCCGGAAGGAATACCTCACAAAGAAGAGCGTGTGTTCATCGGCGAGTTGATTCACAAGAACGCACGTAACGCCAACGAGGAAGTGAACGTCAAGAAGCGTGGTGGCAAGATGGAAACTGGTCCACTGGAGTTTGTTGACGTGCGACTTAGGGACGACACCGGAATGATTGGCGGTCGCATAGGTCGTTGGGACTATCAACGCATAGGCAAGGAGCTGCTTGAAACCACTCCCATCGGGGCACACCTGTTGGTCAGAGCCAAGTTCTTCAACGGCATTCGCTATGCATTCATAACGAAATGGAGAAGACTGGATGGCTGAATCAACCGACTATAAAACATTCAAGGCAAACGTACCGCAAGCCGGTGACCGACTTGATCGGATCGAGAACGTCGTTGTCAACGGAATGCCCGACATCAACTTTTGCAGCGGTGGCGTGGAGTGTTGGATCGAGCAGAAGTCGCCGATCGAACCGAAACGAAAGAGCACGCCTCTGTTTGGAAGCAACCACAAGATCTCGCAAGACCAAGCCAACTGGATGCTGCGACAACGCAAAGCTGGCGGCAACTGCTGGTTCTTGATCAGCACTGACAAACGATGGATTCTGGTTGGCGGTTTTCTCGCCGATCAACTTAACAACCTGACTGTGGACGAGATTGTAGAGCAATGCGTCTGGTCAACAATGAAACCTGTAAGGGACAAAGAACAATGGAAACATCTAAGAAACACCCTGCGCAATCAGAAATAGATTTCAACGCTGGCAAGTACAAGACCCAGCCGTACAAGCATCAGATGGAGTGTCTGAACAAGTTCGGACGCAAACACGTATTCGCTCTGCTTGCGGAGATGGGTACAGGCAAGACGTGGATCGTCATCAACAACATCGCTGACCTTTGGTCGTCAGAAGAGTGTGATGCGGTTCTGGTTCTCGCCCCCAATGGCGTGCACACCAACTGGACTCGTCTGGAGTTGCCCAAGCACATGCCAGACTGGGTGCGGTATCGCACGGCTGCTTGGTCTTCCAGCCCGAACAAGAAAGAGAAAGAAGAACTGGAGAACTTATTCAATGGAGCCGGAACAGGCGAGCTGCGTATCCTCACGATGAACCACGAGGCGTTGCAGACCAAACGTGGCTTTGAATTTGCCGAGAAGTTTTGCCTAGGCACTCGCCGTCTCATGATCGTTGCAGACGAGTCAGACGCCTACAAGAACCCAACTGCTGCCAGAACCAAAGCATTGCTCAAGTTGAAGAAATACAGCTACTGGCGTCGCATCATGTCGGGAACACCGATCAACAATGCGCCGTTTGACGCCTTCAGCCAGTTCAGTTTCCTAGACGAGGAGATTCTCGGCACGACATCGTTCTACGCTTTCAAGGCTGAATACGCCGAGATGCTGCAAGAGGGCAACCCTCTGCTGACGGCCATCAAGAAGCGCAGTGGTGGAAGATTCACTCCGCAGGTCGTGGCTCGTGGCGTTGGCGGTCGTCCCAAATACAGAAACTTGGAGAAGCTGTCTCGTCTGATCGCACCACACTCTTTCCGAGTTCTGAAAAAAGACTGTCTGGACTTGCCCGACAAGATCTACAAGACACTGGTGTTCAGCATGACCAAAGAGCAGATTGCCGTTTACAAAAAGGCAGAAGACGAATGCCGCATTGTGTTCGACAAGGAAGAGACGCCGTTCAACAAGTTGGTTGCCGTGACCAAGCTGGCGCAGATCACTTCCGGATATTACATCCACCCTCTGGCAGAAGACCCTGTCCGCATCGAAGGCGACAACCCTAAGCTGGAGTTGCTCGCAGAACGTGTTGCAAAGATCGCAGAGGCTGGCGAAAAATTAATCGTGTGGGCAAGGTACCGGATTGAGATCGAGGACATCGTAGCACGCCTGCGCAAAGAAGGAATTGCGTGCGTAGAATATCACGGCGGTGTCAAGAAAGGCGATCGTGTCGATGCGATTGAGGAATTCGAGAGAGGCGATGCGCAAGTGTTTGTCGGCAACCAACAAGCCGGTGGCACAGGCATCACGCTGGTGGCAGCATCCTACGTGATTTATTTCTCCAACAATTTCTCTCTGCGTGACCGGCTGCAGTCCGAGGATCGAGCACACCGGATCGGCCAGACCAAGAACGTGACGTACATCAATATTGCGGCAAAAGGCACCATCGACGAGGTCGTTATACGAGCCTTGACCAGCAAAAAAGACGTGGCGGACACAATTATTGACCGTGGAATCAAGCTATTTTCCTAACAAAAACAAGGAGTTGCATGCGCCAGCAAAATATTTTAACAATTTTGTTGCTTTTTGCAGAAAACTGGCGCAAACTTCTCTTACGGTTGCGAAAGCGATCGGACTAACTCAGAACTGGAGGATTACAAATGGAACACGATTACAAAGACACCACCGTCGTCAAAGTTGATTTCGACAAGGGTTTCTTCAATGTTGTTGCCGAGCAGATTGACGGCGACAGCGTCGTGCTGTTGTCCACTCGCAGCTGGGCTGAAGTCAAGAAGATCTTGGCGGTTGCTCGTGACGAGAACGATGTGCCTGTTCGGGCAACGCCTCGTGCTATGAACGCCGTCAAGAAATTGATGGTTCCTTAACTCAGAATTGGAGAACGCTATGAGAATGTGGATGGTACCCGTACAATATATGTGTCGCAAGCACCTGCTTGGCGAGCACGTCGAGCACCATATGCTGGTCGGATCGATTAACAAAGGTCTCAGCATGCAAGGTTTCGTTGACAACAACCTGCTGGAGCCGGTCAGCATCCTGACTCGTCACCACGAGATCGCCAAAGAGATGGAACGCCGTGGCTACAAACACAAGTCGCCGTTGCTGTCTGTCGATCTTTCCGGCTTGACCAAAGAGCAGACCTTTGCCAAAGTTGATGTTGACGCTTCCCTTGCCGACCTCATCAATCGCTGCCCAGAATGCAAGGCTCGTTATTTCGAACACGTGGAGGCTGGCCATGGACTCGCTGCTTAACCTTGGATTCGCTTTTGTTCACCTGTTTCCGTACGGCACGGCGCAGGTCAATCCCTTCGCAATACCGCAAGTCGTGCAGACCGCAAGGGTCGCCAGCGACACAATTGGCTACCAACAACGCATGCTGTCCGACGTCAATCGGGTTCGTGCTGAGAAAGGTCTGCCACCAGTTTACATGCAGGGCAACACAATCTACGTTCAACAACCTTTGGAGCAACAACAATGAAAAAACAATCTTTACTCAGTCGCACGCCTTTCCAAGCTATTCTGGTCGGTCTCATTTTGATTCTGTTGTTTGGTCTTGTCGGCCACTTCGACCAAGAGAACGAGCAATTTGAAGAAGATCGCTACTGCGAGATGGTTGCGTTGTGGAACAAAGACAAAGCTGCTGGCATCCCTGCGAACCAACGCAATGGCTGGCCTCCTTTTCGTAAAGGAGAAGTGTCATGCCCAAGATGAAAAAGAAATACCTCGCCGAGTTCGAACACCGCATCGCTGGCATCCCATGCATGATCGGGGTGACTTACTTCCACAACCAACCTGCTTGGCGTGGATCGGCACATACCTGCGACTCGGATATGGACTACTACGGCTATACGGAGATGGACTTTGACGTGCTGGATCGCAAAGGGTATGCCGCAAACTGGCTGGAAAAGAAAATGACCGACGATGACCGCACAGAGATTGAAAATACTGCGCTGGAATTGTTAGGTTGCGATTAACAAATCACTAGGATGGTCTAGGTGTGGTTTTTACGAGGCGACTCAAGCAAACGTATGGGCTGGTATCAGTCCTCGTCTCTACGATCACGGGAACACATTTAAAGGAGCATTGGGCGTGAAAGACTCTAGAAAAAACAAGGTTTTAAATATTTTGGTGTGGATTGGGCTGATTATTTTGTTCTGTCTCACTTGGGGAGTGGGAGTCGCCCTTGCAGGTGGTTCAGAATGCTCGACGATTCAGAATTCTGACGAGCGAGCCTATTGTCGTGCTGTGGCTACAAACTCTCGTGGAAACTGTTCGGCGATCTCTGACTGGAACTTAAGACAGCGGTGCAATGCACGACTCGGTGCGCCGGTCGAACCTACTTGCTCTTCTGTTCCGTTGGGGTGGCAACGAGAAGCCTGCAAAGACGCTGCTCGTGCTCGACGTTAGAAACGCCCTTGTCGGCGTCGCTGAGAAATCTCGTATTCGTAGCCGTCTCGGCAATCTGCGTCGCAGAATCGTTTTCCGTCTTCAGCTGGTGTTTCGCAGAAATAGCAACGACCGATGTAAGGTAGCACGCCTGCTTTGCGCCTCGCTGCATCGATCGCTAGCCTGATCAAATATATCCATTATTTCACTTGCTGGATCCATTCGTAGCAGGAGTTGGCGTACTGCGCTGCTCTGTCGGCGTCTCGGGCGAACTCAAGAAGAAACTCCGTAGCTTCAGCTGATAGTCGGCTGTCGGCGGCTTCAGGCGCAGGTTGCTGGGTGGCTCCGGCATTTGCGGACAAGGTGCTTGGACAACTTTGCCTACGTCCTGGGTCGCGCAACCCGCCAAGCTGAGCAGCAAGGCGACGATTGTCAGACTGAACTTTGTCGAGTTGAGTTTGTTTGTTTGCATTTTGAATCTCCAGTTGTGTGGCAATGGCGTTGTGCTTGCGCTCGATCTCGATGACCTTCTCGGTCGCCACCTGCAACTGCTTAGCAGCCTCAACCTTCTGAGCTTCAATCTGAGCCAACCATTTGTTGTCTTTGTATTCGGCTGTAAGCCACCAAGCCGATGTCGCACCAACGACTAGTGCGACTCCTGCGGCAATCGCCGTAGTGCGAATGTCAATCATCTTTGCGCACTCCCAATGCTTCGCTCGTAACGACACGAAGGACAGCATTGACGATAGGCAGGAAAATGGCCACGGCAGCGTAGAACTTCTCTGCGACGTAGGGTTGCATCACCCCAGTCACGGCTTCAGCCGCTACGAGGGCTGCAACAATTGCATTGACCCATAGCGTTTTCGACTTCCACCAGACTTTCTTGCTCATGCCGGATATTCCTTGTGCGGAAGCTGAAAGTGTGGACCGTCCTTGAACGAAGTCCAATCGCCGCCCCATTCGATCGGGACATCGCACTCAGCAGCAGCTTTTTTCATCGTATCGGCCAGCTTGTGGTACAGAGGCCAGTCCCAACGCACTTGACCAGCGACGTACGCACCCAGATCGACGGCATGGCCGGTTATGTGACGACTGCGCATCGTTTGGCTTGCTCCCGCCTTCACCAACTGCTCCTGCCGTGCTATTGAGCGCACGCCTTCCAGAACCGTGAAGTCGATGTCCGAGATGGAGATGGCTTTCTCAACAACGCGCACCAAGTCCGGATGCACCCCGGAAAGCCGGTCAATGGACTTTTGCGAGAGTCGGAATGTCATTTGTCGGCCTTGTTGTCGAGTTTGGCGTCAATGTGGTCTAGCTTCTCGAACAGCCTGAGAATCGTGCGCTCAAACTCATCGCGCTTCACGTATGCCCCGGCGACAAGCACCTCAATCTTTGAAACCTTGTCCATCAAGTCTTTGTCGGCGGTTTGCAGGTCTTTCAGCGTTTCCCACATGACTTTGAGCCACCAACCACCAAGAGCGCCTGCGACGCCAACCGCGATATTAAACAATTCCTGCGTCATATAGCCTACTCCGGGTATTTGTTTTTTATTTCAGCAATTTTGGCAAGCCATTCCTCTTTTGTTGCTTCACCACGCTGATACTTAAAAAAAATTGGGTCTGATTCTTGTTGATACGCCTGCGCTCTTAAGCTATCCATTGAAGGCTTAGGCTCCGGCGCGGCAGGCTCCGGCGTGTTTCCGGCTGCAAGCCATTCTTGATACTGCACCCAATCTACATTACTAATGTCATCCGGAATAAACGCATTGTCCGATTTCCGAATCACGCCACCATATTTTGTTTTTTGATATTCCATTACACAAAC